CATATTAACTTTTTCTTCCATTGAAAATGTTCCTGCCCGAGGTAAAACGTATGACAAGAACATCATGAGAATGTATGTGTTTATAGCAATCGCTTTCATTTAAGCGATCTTGACCTTACCTGGTCGCAACATAAATAATCCACCCAAAAATGCGAGGAGGAAAATTACAAGGCTTACGGCACTGTAAGCCATTTTAGAGTCGTCCTTCTTAGCACTATCACAAGTCCTAGCCCAGTTGAGTGCGGCGGAGCTACCGACGACACCCATGATACCGAAGAGGAGAACAATAATACCACTGAGATTGCTACCCGCAGTCTTAGCCAATAGAAGTGTGCATGGGACTGTAAGGGCGATAGTGAGAGTATAGGACAAGAAGTTCTTGAGGTTCTCTTGTGTGGACTTACCCTGCTGTTCTGGGCATTTATTGAACATATCAATACCTAGGGCGGCAATGACAAGATAAAAGAATCCAAACATGAGGACCAAACCAATTTGACCATAGTTAATGGTGATACCAACTTCTTTAGCAGCGGTATTAGACACAGCTACACCGACCTTACTAGTTTGAAGAGCAGTACCGGCCGCACCCATCCTGGCACCCACGGCACCACCTGCAGCACCCATACCTGCTCGGGCGGCACCCATGGCACCACCGGCCTTTCCCGCCATAGCACTTAATGCAGCCATTTTAGACATTTTTATAATTACCTGAGATTTTATTTAGGGTGTCAAGTATATTTTCTACTGGTGGTGTATCCTCATTGGTATAAAGGTTTATATTGTATTAAAAGAACGACCTTCATTTATTTAAATGAAGGTTCTTGTATTAGGATCACATGGAATTATAGGTTCTGGGTTATGTAAACGATTAAATGAGATTGGTCATGAAGTGTTTCCATGGGATATTAAGATAACACCTATGCACGATCTTAGTATAACCAAAAATATAGAGAGGTTGAGATGTGTGCTGAATACCGTTGATTTTGTATTTTTTCTTGCATATGATATAGGTGGTGCAAAGTACATATCTAAGGCTGGTATAGAATTTATAAACAAAAATATGATGATAATGTATAATACGTTTAACGAACTCGAAAATAAAAGGTTTATTTTTGCTTCGAGTACAATGCATAATATGAGTCATGTTTATGGTACACTTAAACGGTTAGGTGAACAATATACAACAAAACTTGGTGGTCTTTCTATTCGTTTCTGGAATGTGTACGGACCCGAGGAGAGTTCTGAAAAATCCCATGTCATTGCAGATATGATTCATAAATCAAAGACTCAGGGGTACATAGATTTATTGACAAGTGGTGAAGAGAAGAGACAATTTTTACACACCGACGATTGCGCTAAAGCTCTTATACAGATAATGAATAATTACGACACCATTTTAAAAAGAGAACAAACGGTTGATGTTACAAATTTTCAATGGGTGAGTATTAAAGATGTAGCGAAAATTATATGTAACGATGTACGAGTCACAGATATAACAGTCACGACACATGATAGACAAAATGAACCACGGGTATTTATACTTAATTATTGGAAACCTACAATTTCACTTGTTGAGGGTGTATCATCTCTTCAATTAAACTATGAATATCATAGTCCAACCTAAATTTTTTAAATTTGTTGTATCACCAACAAGTACAGTTGTATTATCCGGTCTATAAAACTCCTTAGACACCCGAATAATAACTTCATCATCTATTTTACCTATTTCATTGTAATTTCTTACATCACCTTCAAACTTAACATCCTTTTTCTTCTAGAAGTTCACACAAATATGAACCATCTTGTCCTCTTGCACCTGTCACTATAGCTGCATACATTTAAAGACTAAACCCATTTTAACTTTAAATGCGTATTGAAGTATCTAAAGGTGAACTCATAGATAAGATCACGATTCTCGAAATTAAAGATGATCGCATGAATGATGAAGAAAAGCTCAAGAATATTCGTCATGAATTGGATGTACTTCTCAAATATGAATTCGAAACACCACTGAAGGAACGTTTAAAGGTTGTAAATAATTCACTTTGGGATTTTGAGGACGCGATTCGAAAATTAGAGGATGAGAGTGACTTCGGTGATAAATTTATAAAGTTGGCTAGGAATATTTATAAATTCAACGATGAACGAGCTAGGATTAAAAAGTTAATAAATATAGAACAAGGATCTGATATTGTAGAGGAAAAGAGTTATTAAACAAATGTCCAGACTTCATCACTAAAAACAGTTTTTACAGTCTTGGGTACATAGTACTTATGAGCAACATCCAAATGAAAGAAATTCTTCTTTGGGTTGCCAATGTTCATAAGTTCAATCATCCAGTTATACGAGCTATTCATACAATGTACTTCATCAGCATTTTCAATAACACCTAAATATTCAAAAATATTAGGTCTTTCACACTTAAAAAATTCTTGATTCTTGTCAATCACCTTTGAATGTGGTTTGTAAATGAATTTATCTGTTTTTACGTCAATAACTCTACCCCTTTCTGGATCATCATGTACAAATATATAATTCTCTTTGTCAATTTTGAATTCTTTCGATTTATCTCTATCAACCTTGAACTTTGAATACATATACTTGGGGTTGATACCTGCTTGAATATATACACCATGTGCCCAATTGGTCATAACACTACCTTGTCCCTGTGTCATGAATGTCCAACCATTATCATCAATTCCATAGGTTGCAAGTGCGATGACATCCCCCTTCACTTTGGACCAAATCACTTGTGGATTGGTAGTATCTACGAGAATAAGCTCAACCCTGTCAGATATATCTCTATACATAAATCGAACACTTTCTTCATGACATCGCTTTACAATTATAGCAACAGTATCAGTTTCTGCAAAATGTCTAACCATACCATTTAACATAATTTGATCACCGAGACCAAGATGGTGTACAATTGTTTTTACCATTTACTTTTAATTGTATCAAAAACTTTAACTATCATGTCTTTGGTAATAAAATGGTTATTACCTATGTACACACCATTATCATTAAGTATATTAGCATTAGGTACACACACCGAGTCTTTCCATTTAGATAGGAAAGGGTGTAGAAGAAGATTTCCAGATACGATTGGTCTGTATTCTATATCCAGATCTGTAAATATAGACTTGAGCTTCAACATATCTTCCCTCTTCTTACATACGAATGGGAATGCAAAGCTACTATTACCTGGGTCATTATACGGAATGTGAAAAAGTTCTGGGTCTAGGTGTTTCATAAAACAATCAAAATTTTTACGTCTAATTTCAATATTCTTGTCAAGTCTTTTCAGCTGCTCAATTCCAAGAACTGCGTTGAGTTCAGTATTTCTAAAGTTGTATCCATCCGTTAGAAACAAAAAGCTTGGGTCGAGTTTTGGGTGTTTCTTGATAGCTTCTTCATATAGTTGTGGTGAAAGAAGACGAGCCATACCATGACTTCTTTTGATTTTCATGAGTTCGTAAAGATTTTTATTATCAGTGGAAATCATTCCACCTTCAATACTCGTCATGTGATGACCATAGTAAAAGCTAAAAGTACTACCCATTCCTGTACTACCACGTTTCATCCCATTTGGTGCCTTAACTCCGTGGGATTCGCAAATGTCTTCAAGAAAAATAGCATTAGGGTATTTCTTTTTGAGTTTTTCAACTGGTGAATTTATACCAAGTAAATGGGTAATAAACACAATACGAATATCCTCATCTGGTAGAGTATCGAGGTCAAAACTATACCTCTCAAGGTCTACATCACAAAACACAGGTTCTAATCCAACTTGAAATACTGGTGACACATTAGTAACCCATGTACATGCAGGTACAAGAACTTTGGAACCATTGGGAATTCCATATAACTCTTTTACTGAAGCCATGAGTAGAAGGTTTGCTGTACTACCCGATGTGACATACAATGAATGTTTACACCCGAGCCATTCACTCCACGCATCCTCAAATTCTTTCACCTTTGGGCCACATGTGTATCTATCCGAAGATTGTATAAAGTCGATAAGAGAAGTCTTGTCAACCGATGTGATGGCTGTTTGCATCAGTGGCCACCACATATTTATATGAATCTATCAATTTTCTTTTAACTTCTTGTATAAACTACTTAAAAACATTACAGTCTTTATACCTATATGAAACTGTCATATGCTATTACAGTATGTAATGAATCAAAAGACTTATACGGACTTATATCTTTTCTTTTGAAAGTAAAGGATCAAGAAGATGAAATAAATGTATTACTAGATTCCCTCCACTCTACTAAACCTGTCAGAGATGTTTTGAATTATTTCCAGAAGGATATTGTTGTATTTGAAAGAGATTTTGATGGAAACTTTGCCGAACATAGGAATTACCACCTTACAAAATGTATGGGTGATTACATTTTTATCGTCGATCCAGATGAAATGCCTAAAGAGAAACTATTGAAAGGTTTGAAAGGTGCTATAAAAGATAGTGGTGCCGAACTGCTACTCGTTCCAAGAATAAATTTACATCCAGGGTTTACACAAGAGTGGCTGGATAAATGTAAATTTAAGGTGAATGAATTTGATTGGATAAATTGGCCGGACTATATATGCCGAGTTTTCAAAAATGATCCCAATACTATCAAGTATGGGAATGCGTTACATGAAAGTGTCATCGGTACAGATAAGAAGGTTATGCTTCAAGCGGATCCATCTATAGCGGTGTGGCATATCAAGTCTGTTGACAAACAGGATAATAGATGGAACTCTGACGGAACATTTATTGTTCCAGATGGGGAAAACTTTTATGACTCTCTAATGTAGCTTTTATTTCATCGTCTGTCATGTACGGAAACATGGGCAAACTCACACATTTAGAACAAAATTCCTTTGCGTGTTTACAGTCAATATGAAACTCTTTAAAGCATTCTAATTCTGGTAATGAAATGGGATAGTGGATACCCGTTTGTATTCCATTTTTCTTCATGTGTTCAATGTAAGAATCTCTGTTTTCTTGTAGTGTGTAGAAAACATGATAAACATCTTTACCGACAGAACTTCTCGCAGGAAATGTGTATGCCTCATTATATTTTGTCGCAACATTGATTCTTTCATTTGTCCATTCATTGAGGTGTTTTAATTTTGTTGATAGGAACAATCCCTGCATTCCATCCATACGGCTATTTACGCCATCTGTCCGATGTTCATAACGGTTATGTGCTGGAGCACCCAAACTCGCATACTGCTTCATTTTAGTGGCGAGTGTGAGTGATTTTGTTATACACGCACCACCATCACCGAGCGCTCCTAAGTTTTTACCCGGATAAAAAGAAAAGCATCCAATGTCACCAATCGTTCCTACATGACACCCATTTATAATTGAGCCATGTGCTTGCGCACAATCCTCTATGATTGGAATGTTAAGACCTTGTGGAATAGTAACACATTGTCCAAATAAATGAACGATGATTATACATTTAATGTCATCATCTATTTGAGTGTCACTGAAATCGATTAATCCCGTTTTAGGGTTTACATCCACAAACACTGGTACATGTCCAGCATTTACAACTGCCATAGCTGTAGCCGCATAAGAAACTGCGGGAACCATTATTTTAGAATTATCTTCAAGCTCGAGAGCTTTGATTGCCAGATATAATGCATCGGTACCACTGTTACATGTGATACAATATGGGGATTTAGTATATTCCTTAAAGTTTTTTGAGAACACCGCATCACCAACAAAGCCACTCGAATCTAAAATTGTATCGAGAGCTTCATGAAACTCCTTTCTGAGTGGATCATGGATTCTCTTCAAGTCATTAAATGGTACTTTCATTATTAAAGATAAGTTGCTTGTCTTTAATAATGAAGTGTGTTATAGTGGGTTTGGGGTATTTTGGTAAAATTATTCAAAGTAAATTGAAAGAATTTCCTGTCGATGAACTTATTACAATCGACCCATTTAATCCAACTAGTGATTTCAAGAATATATCTGATGTAGAGAATGTAGATGGATATTGGTTTGTGACAACACCTGCGAGTACACATCATACTATTCTATTGGAACTCTTCCAAAAAGGTGTTAAAAATATTTGGGTGGAGAAACCCATATGTAACACATTAGATGATACACTCGATATTTTTTCCAAGAAACCAGACGATGTTTTCTTATATTGTGATTTTACATGGCTTCAACACGAGGCTATAAAACGTCTAGGTGATGTGAGTGACATAAAACATATTGAAATGAAATGGATGAATGATGGGTCAATGATCCCCAAAGATGTAAACATAGTAACAGATTTAGCTGTTCATCCTATATCGATCTTAACATTCTTGTTGATTAAATCAAAAGATATTTTAGAAAAGATAAATGTAACTTATGCGAATGATATGTCTGTATTAATAAATGGTTTCAGTAAAAATGGTATTACATTTAACATAGAAGTGAGTAATTCTTCGTCTATAAAAACACGAAACATTAGCGTGTATTGCGTGGATGATGTGTATAGATGGTTTTCGGAAGATCCCGATCATATAGAAAATCTAGGTCTTATCAAATCTAAGGACGCTATCGTATCTAACATCCAGTTATTTTTTTCCAAAAATTCTTTGGGGTACCCATTAGATATCGCGAGAACGCTTGAAACTGTTAATGAATTGTTCACCAACTTCAATAAGTGATTTTTTATCACTATCAGATAATGAAGATCTCTCTATCCCAATTGTATTGACCTTTATGGGAATCGAAGGAACTCCACCCCATACGATACCATCAGGTGAGTCACCCTTGAAAAAGCTACCTGCACCTATCACACAATATTTACCTATCATAGATCTTTGATGTACGGATGCGTTCATACCCACATGTGTGTTGTCACCTATGGTTACAAAACCGGCTATACTACACCCAGGGTTTAACTGTACATTATCACCTATATAACAATCATGTCCTATAAATACATGACTCATGATATAACAATTGTTACCTATTCTCGTACATTTTTCAGTTGGTTTATTTATTACCACATAATCTTTCATCTCTGTATTATCACCGATGATAACCTGACCATTGGGATTTGACTTTTTACCTTTCCAGTCCGGTTCAGTTATCATTGAACTCGTATCATTTTAAAGAACGTCATCTTTAATTGTGTAACATATCTTCTATAACGTCATGTAAATCATATTTTCGTTTCCAGCCAATATTTTCTAGCTTTCTAGAATCACCTACGTACACATTGACATCAATGGGTCTATAAAACTCTTCAGATACTTTTATAGCAACTTTACCATCAATAATACCAATACCATGTTTTCCTTTACCTGACCACGTAATTTTTTTACCAAGTTTATTTACAGCAATATCAATAAACTCTTTAACAGAGTGTGTAGTACCCGTAGATATTATATAATCATCTGGTTCACTTTGTTGTAATATCATCCATATAGCTTCTACATAATCTTTGGCATGCCCCCAATCACGCCTAGAAAATATATTACCCAACGTTACACATGTACCAGATTTCAATCCCTTTATGATTTTTTGTGTTACAAATGTGTCCTTTCTTATTCTCGATTCATGATTATACATTATTCCCGTACACACAAACATATCATGTACATTTCTATAGTTTTTAGCAAGTAGATGAGCCGAAAATTTTGAAATACCATATAAGTTTACAGGATTGCAAGTTGTTCTCTCATTTTGTGGAATTTCACCCGTTATTCCAAATATCTCTGATGAAGATGCTTGAAAAATCTTGCACTTACTCTCTAATTTTAGAGATTTAATAGCTTCTAAAATGTTAAGAATACCCATGGTATTCACTTCAAACGTTGACTTAGTTGAAACACCAACATGACTTTTGGCGGCAAGGTTATAGATTTCTATGATAGAATAATCTGAACAACTTTCGATAACACTGTGAATATCTGAATAATCTAAAACTTCATGTATATATTTTATAGTATACCCCTTTTCAGTTAAAAGTTCCTTTAAATATATACCATCTTGACCACGGGATCCCGATATAATGGCTACGTTCATCTAATTTTGAACTGACATTAATCGTTTAAGTGTATTTATCATTTCAGACTCGTCAATTTTCCACCATGATCCATAAAATACCTTATGTAAAAATAGAGGTACTTGCGAAAGATCTATTTGCGTTTCCTTAGATGGAATAGATATCATAGGAATCTTTATGAACTCTTTTACATCTCTAAAAACACCTTTATCGTGGCTAATAGTTGGTTTACCGAAATACGCACCTTCTAAATGTAGAAGACTCACACCTTCACCACGTGTACATGTTATACAGTAGTCACATAGGTTGAATAAAGATGTTAGTTTTTCATTTGATATTCTTTCTGTTATGATTCTGATATTTTTACTTTTGGTTAGACCAGTGTCATTGTTAGTCTTAACTATGAGTAAATGTTTTGTACCTTCACTCACACGTGCAAAAATTCTTGTAAGTGTAGATACATTTTTTCTTATATCATTCGTACCATTATACAGAAACACTAATTGTTCCGGGTTTACAGTCTTTTTAATCACACTCGGTTTAGAAAGAATAAGTTTAGATGACCAATAGTTCATCGATTCACAATTGATACCGTGGCGTTCCAAAACCTCTTTGAGATAGTCAAAAGGTACGATCACTTTATCAAATACTTTCATTGAAGATATTATGTCTGGGTGTACATCACTTGTTTCAAACATCGTAAATAGTTGGACGTTTTTGTATTTTGGGCGTGCATAGCTAATGAATTCTTTCCACGATTCGGACGTTTCTATCAGAACTGATAAAGTTGCCGTATCACTTGTTTCATCATTGGTAATACCTAGATATTGTTCTAGAAAAAAATGACCATACACCTTTCCAAACATGTAGATACAAGGATAATATTATCTTTAAATGATAACCTAAGTAAAAATAAATCTCAATAAAAAGCAAGCACAATGATTGAGGATCACGCAGAATTGAAGGATGCATATCAGGGTCTAGAAGCCAGGGCTGATGATATTGCATTAAGTCTCCGTGAATTACCAATCGATTACAAACTCGCTGATAAATGTGCCGATATTGAATTCGCTGTTGAAGATATCAAAGAGTGGTATGAGAAGCGAAAAAGGGATTTTGAAGAATACGAATCAGAAAAGAAATTCGTATTAGACAGGATCGAATTAATTGACGCACATCTAAAAAAGTTATATAATGATGTTGAAACTCTCAAATTACGAGAGTTTTCTCATGAC